TTTTATTTACAACCATGCGGATTTGCGTTTCCAATTCGATTACCGTGGCCCGCAGTTGCAAAACCTGCGCATTCTTGTGTGCAGCCCTTGCTATGACAAGCCGCAAGCGCAATTAAAACCGATTATTCTGTCGCAGGATCCGACACCCATCCTTAATGCGCGGCCTGAAGATTATAATTACGCAAATACAAGCAATTTGGCAGCTTCTGAGCCGACCACAACATTTTTGCAGACGGGTATTCCCGTAGATAACAGCATCAGCCTTTTAACTGAGGGCGGTGATAACATCGTCACGCAGCCAACAGGTGTGCCTACGGGGTTAAACCCAAATGCTGTTATGCCGTTACAGGGGACAACGCAATACGATGTAGTGCTCCCCGTTCTGTCGATTATCGCGAATGGGACAACCGTTATTACGGTTACTTGCTCCGCTGCGCACGGGCTGTCAAACAATTCGCAAGTTTCCGTTGAAGATTTGACCAACAACAAAGCGTCCGGCTTTTTTTCCGTTACAGTTACATCAGCAACAGCATTTACGTATACTGTTGCATCGCCTATAGTAGCGGGAAGTTTAATTGATGGTAATACACGCGTTGCGACCGCGAACGTTGGATTGCCAACCGGATTTACACAAATACCACAAGTCGGGGTTTTGAATGGCTAATATTTCAATCACCAACCTCCCCGCCGTAACGTCCGTTTCCGGTACGGATTCTCTTCCTATCGTCCAATCCGGCATTAGTTATCGCGCAACGATATCGCAACTTGCGTCGTTTGTGCAGCAAGCGTATCCGGCTCCGGGTGTGTCCTCTATTGCGACCACCGGCCCTATTACGGGCGGTCCTATTACGTCAACCGGCACAATTGGATTGCAAACGGCTGGTGTGACGAACGCGTATTTAGGGACGATGGCAAATAACACCATAAAGGGTAACAACTCTGGTGGTGCTGCTTCTCCTTCTGATTTGACGACCGCGCAAGTCATGACGATGTTGGGTGCGGCCCCGCTTGCTTCGCCAACGTTTACGGGGACTCCGGCGGCTCCTACGCCATCCACGTCAGATAGTTCAACGACAATTGCGACCACCGCATATGTAAAGGCACAAGGTTATGGAACTGGCTCTGTTACTTCTGTGGCGGCTGGTGCGGGGTTATCGGGCGGCACAATTACGACAACTGGAACAATTTCATTACCGACTACGGGGGTAACGGCTGCGACATACGGTTCCTCGTCTGCTGTTCCCGTATTTACAGTTGATACATATGGTCGAGTAACGGGTGTTACGAATACGAATATTTCTACATCCGCCATTGGGGCGGTTCCTACCAGTAGAACAATCTCCACGTCTGGCGGTATATCTGGTGGTGGAGATTTAACATCCGATAGAACGTTATCTCTGACCCCCATCGCAAATAATACTTTGTTGGGGAATACGTCTGGTAGCAGCGCATCCCCATCATCCACGACGTTGACGGCTATTATGGACGCGACGTTTGGGAACCAACAGGGTGACGTTGTTTACCGTGCGGGGTCTTTATGGACAACCTTGACACCCGGTACAGCCGGTCAGCTTCTTGCGACTGGCGGATCTGGCGCTAACCCCTATTGGGCATCCGTAACGGGTACTGGTACGGTTTTAAGTATTGGTGCGGGGACTGGATTATCCAGCAGCACGACAAATCCAATCACAACATCAGGCACGTTAAGCATTGCAAATACGACTGTTTCCGCAGGAACGTATGGATCTGGTACGCAAGTCGCGACGTTTACGGTTAATGCTCAAGGTCAGTTAACTAACGCAGCCAACACATCGATTGGGATTGCGGCATCGCAAGTCACAAGCGGTAATTTTAACGTTGGGCAAGGCGGTACGGGTGCCACGTCGTTTACGCAGTACGGTGTTCTTTACGGTAATAACACGTCCGCCATACAGGTCACGGCTGCTGGTACTACGAGCCAAATCCTTATTGGAAACTCAAGTTCCGCACCGACTTGGTCATCTTCTCTTCCATCCGGTTTTGCGGTTACAAGCTTTAGTGGTGGTTCAACGGGTCTTACCCCTAACTCCGCGACAACTGGCGCTGTAACATTGGGCGGTGTACTTGGATCGACATATGGTGGAACCGGTGTTAATAATGGGTCTTCAACCATTACATTGGGTGGCAACCTTACGACATCCGGTGCATTTAACACTACATTTACCGTAACTAATAATACAAGTGTTACGCTTCCTACATCTGGTACACTTGTTAATACAGCCGTTACGACTCTATCGTCACTTTCAAGTATTGGTACTGTAACAGCGGGGACTTGGAATGCGTCAGTTATTACGGGAACTTATGGTGGTACTGGTGTTAACAACGGTTCTAATACTATTACATTAGGCGGGAACCTAACGACATCCGGAGCGTTTAACACGACGCTGACTGCTACCGCATCTACATCCGTTACTCTTCCCACATCGGGAACATTGATTAGTTCTGTTACCGCATTGTCTGGCGCTGTTACGGGAACCCCGTCCGCCACAACGTATTTGCGTGGTGATGGGACATGGGCAACTACGGGTACAGTAACGAGCGTTTCATTTACGGGCGGTATTATTTCCGTTGCGACCGCAACCACAACCCCCGCTTTGACTGTCGCGGGTACATCGGGCGGTATTCCATACTTTAGTAGTGGCACCACATGGGCATCTTCAGCAGCATTAGCCGCTAACGCAATTGTTCTTGGAGGCGGGGCTGGCGCAGCGCCCGCAACAACCACAACCGGAACCGGTGTTGTTACTGCAATTGGGAACAACGTTAACACCACAAACGGCCTTGCAACTGGTTCTGTAACGACTCTTTCGTCGTTGTCGAGCGTAGGAACAATTGGAACTGGCACGTGGAACGGGTCGATTATTGGCGGTACTTACGGCGGGACCGGGGTCAATAACGGCGCATCGACCATTACAATCGGTGGTAACCTGACGTTTTCAGGTGCGTTTACGACCTCGTTTACGGTTTCTGGCAATACTTCCCTTACACTCCCAACAAGCGGTACAGTCACCGCATTGGGGAATAGTTCAACTGGTTCCGGCAGTATTGTCCTCGCGACATCGCCAAACCTGACAACCCCGAATATTGGGGCGGCTACAGCTACAAGTGTTACGGGGCCAACGATTTACGGCGGAACTGGCACTGGATCCTCCCTCACATTGCAATCCACAACGGGTATTGGCGCGACCGATTCCATTGTGATGAAGGTTGGAAATAACGGCGCGACGACTGCTTTGAGCATCGCGACAACCGGTATTGTCTCATTCCCAACGACTGGCGCTATTGTTCTCCCTGTTGGTACGACCGCGCAGGAACCGACCGGTCAAACGGGTATGTTGCGGTTTAATACTTCGACAACCGCATTTGAAGGGTACAACGGGACCGCGTGGACATCCGTTGGTGGTGGCGCTGCGGGCGGTGGTACTGATCAAATTTTCTATCTAAATGGGCAGACAGTGACGACGAACTATAGTATACCTAGTGGTCAGAATGCCGGTACATTTGGTCCGGTAACGGTCAATTCTGGTGTTACCGTCACTGTTCCGTCCGGTTCAACTTGGAGTATTGTCTAATGCCGATTAAACTGAACGGTTCAACGTCAGGTTTTACGCAATTGCAAGCGCCAGCAACCGCTGGCAGCAACACCCTTACATTGCCTGCAAACAACGGCACCAGTGGGCAATATATGCAGACTGACGGTTCTGGCAACCTGTCGTTTGCAACTGTAACCATTCCTTATTCTGGGTTCTATAATATGTCTGTCGGGACATATACAACTGCATCCAATTCCTCCGGTTCTTCTCTTGTATGGAACAGCAACGGCAACCTGAGTTGGACAGTACCGACCGGCATCACAGTTGCTAAATTTACCCTTGTAGGCGGCGGTGCTTCTGGTGGATTGCAGGGAAGTTATCTTGCAAGTGGCGGCGGTGCTGGTGGTATTGCTATTAAAGTTGTAACAGGTTTAACCCCGGGCGCTACAATCGCAATTCTTATTGGCGCAGGCGCTAGTGGTGGCGCGGGTGGAAACTCCACAGTAGGGTCGCCAGCAAACTTGGTCGCATACGGCGGTGCGGCGGGTGCTACAAATGGCGCTATTTCTGTATTAGGCGGCACTGCAACAGGCGGAACAATTAACATTCAAGGTGGATTTGGTATGCCCGGGTTCACTTGGGCTGGCGTTGGAACTAACGCTGGGAATGGTGGCTCCAATATGTTTGGGACGGGTGGTGCAAATACTACAATCAATCAAACAGCTGGCAGCAACGGTACGGGATATGGCGCTGGTGGGGCAGGTGGAAGTTCATCTGCTGGGTCTGGCACCGGCGGTCTTTGCATTATTGAGTTTTAAGAGGATAACATGGCAGTCACCATTGACGGATCAGCAGGCATTACAACCCCCGGTGAAACAATCACTGGCACGGGGTCTAAGGTTCTTGGTGATTTTTCTAACGCCACTGTAGCAAGCCGCAACAGTTTCCAAACCAGCACAACCAATGGCTCAACTGGTATTTATGCCTTGCCAAATGGCACAAGCACTGCCGCGTCATGGCAGGCGACCAATGCTGCTGACCCGACCAATGCCAGCAAGATCCTGATTGCTACCAACGGTAGTACGGATGTTCAGCTTGTGTCAGGTATTAACGGCACTGGCACTTATTTGCCAATGTCATTTTATACCAATGGCACACAGCAGATGCAGCTTTCTACGGCTGGTATTCTTACTGGCACGGCTGGTAATTTGATGCTCGTGCAAGGCACAGCACAGAATTTAACAAGCGGAACTGCGGCTGCGTTTACATCAATCCCATCTTGGGTAAAACGGATAACGGTATCTGTCTCCAATTTGACTGGTTCAGGTTCATCCCCGAATATTATTCAATTGGGAACGGGTGCTGGGCCAACCTATACAACGACAGGATATTTAGCGTCTGCAACAGCCCTTACAACAACTGGCGCTCCAACCGCATTTACAGCGGGTTTTCCTGTGGTCCAATCACAGACATCTTCTTATGTAAAATCTGGTGTAGGAGTTCTTACACTTGTGGATTCTGCCACTAATACTTGGGCGTGGTCTGGCACTTTTGCATTTAGCACGGGTAGCACAGGAACATACCAAGCCGGTGGATATGTTGCTCTTTCCGGCGTTTTAACCGCATTACAACTTACAACTGTCAATGGCACTGACACATTTGTTAGTGGTAAAGTCAATATTCAGTATGAATAAGAGGGTATTATGGAACGTATTGAAGTCAACGTCCAAACTGGTGAAGTAAAAACCATTCAGCTTACTGCTGAAGAGGTAGCTGCTGCACAAGCGCAATATGCGGCATGGCAAGCATCACAGCCGACTACTCCTCCCGCACCAACATTAGCTGACTTACAAGCACAACTTGCAACATTGACCGCGCAAATTGACGCATTAACGCCTAAATAACAGGAGTCTCTTATGAGCGGCACATTACAAGCATCGGTCGTAAAAGACTCGGCTTCCTCAACAAACAATCTTGCTCTGGATGCCAGCGGTAACGTCACGGTTGGTAATAACCTAACTGTGACTGGGACAACCACATTTACCGGTGGATTTAGCGGAGCGTTGACCGCCCCTGCTTTTATCCCATCTGGTTCAACCGTGCCAACAAACGGCATGTATCTTTCTGCTGCCAACACTTTGAACCTTTCCACTAACACGACCAATCAGGTGCAAATTTCTTCGGCTGGTATTGTCACTGGCACGGCTGGCAATCTGATGTTGGTTCAAGGAACTGCTGTTGCGTCTACATCTGGCACAAGCATTGACTTCACAGGTATACCGTCTTGGGTAAAAAAAATCACTATTATGTTAAATGTTGTAAGCACAAATGGTTCAAGCATAATAGAAATTAGACTTGGGACAGGAGGCGTAGCAGAAGCAACAGGATATAACGCTATTGTTGGCGGTAGCGCAACAGCAAGCGTCGCAAGGGCGCTTACCTCTACAACTGGATTTGTCACGGCGCATGTGAGTACTGCGTCGGATACATATTCCGGTTCTGTTGTTTTTACAAATTTAAACGGAAATATTTGGACTTGCTCTGGAAATTTGTGTGATCCTTTTGACGGATACGCGTTTTCATTGTCAGGAGTTAAAACTCTTGGAGGTGTTTTAAATATGGTTCGCGTAACAACACAAAATGGCACCGACACATTTGACGCTGGTTCTATTAACATTCTGTATGAATAAGAGGGCAGTATGAATATCACAATTACTTTGACAATTGACGAAACAAATTACGTTCTCAGCGCATTGGGGTCTCGCCCCTTTGCGGAAGTCGCTGATTTGGTTTTTAAAATTAAAAACGAAGCCGAAAGTCAAATTACCCCAGCGCCCGCTTCAGAAGCACCAGCCACGGCAGAATGACCATGACAGACGATCATAACACCAACCTCGTTGTGGATTCAGCAATAGCTGGCGGTGTTATGTCAATGCCGATATGGGCCGTTGGGTTAAACGAATGGCTTTTATTGTTTCTTCATTTGGGCGGCGCAATTCTTGTCGCATACCGCCTTTGGGTTATGTTTAGAGAGATTAAAAACAAATCATGACTACGGGATTAACATACAACACTTATGTTTCCCAAATCGCCACTATGGCGGTAATAAACAGCTATAACCTAAATGATCCTACGGATCCGTTTACAATTATCATCCCGCAGATGATTAATTACGCCGAATTGCGCATGCAGCGTGATTTGGATTTTTTAAATACAATTACAACCGCCTCTTATACGCCGTCTACCGTCAATCAATCTTTGACGCTGTCTACAACCGGCAACACGTATCCATTTGTTACGGTGCAAAACATTGCGGTTGCGGATCCTGCAAGCGGTTATACAAAACAGCTTACACCTGTGTCCAAAGAATGGATTTACAACGTATACCCGATTGGGTCTACGACATCGTTGCCCGTTTATTACGCGCCCTTAGATGATAATATTTATCTTTTAGGGCCGCAGCCTGATCAGATTTACACATATTCTGTGGTTGGGACGCAACGTTTTCCAACCCTGTCTTCTTCAAATACAACGACGTTTATCAGTCAGTATCTGCCAGATATCTTTATTATGGCATCTATGATTTATATCGCCGCTTACCAACGCAATTTTACAAGTGCCGCGTCAAACGATCCGCAAATGGCGGTTACGTATGAGACGCAGTATCAGGCCCTGATGAAAGGCGCGATGGTTGAAGAAGCTCGTAAGAAATTTGAGGCTTCGGGTTGGTCGTCTATGTCACCGGCCCTTGCTGCTACACCCGCGAGGTAACCTATGCCTCATGCAGCCCTTACGCTCCAACCCGGTGTAGATGTTATTAAAACACCCACTTTAAATGAAGCGGCTATTTCTTCCTCTAATATGATTCGGTATTTGCCTGATAAACCCGGCACTGCGTTTCCGCAACGTATTGGCGGATGGGTTAAATACTGCACGACCGCATTAACATCTTCAATCCGCGCTTTAAAGAGTTGGGAGGATTTAAGTGCGAATACGTGGTTGGGGATTGGCTGCACAAATGGCGTTTACGCTCTTTTAAGCGGCACGAATACCCCAAACAACATTTCCCCGCGCACAGCGACAACGAACAACCCCGTTAATATATCCGCGACGGCTGGATCTGGTACGTTTACGATTAACGACGCAAACAGCAACGTTAACAATTACTCAAGTGTTTATATCACGACACCAATCAGTGTTGCGGGTATTATTTTGTCAGGAATATATTCCGTAGCGTCTAGCCCCAGTACATCGCAGTATACTATTACGAACGCGACAAATGCGGTCTATTCGACAAATCAAACCGCTACAATTACTAACGCATCTCCCGCTGTCATTACGGTTGCATCCGCGCCAGTCACGGGAACCGTTGTTACGTTTTCCACGACCGGTACATTGCCAACTGGCATCACGGCGGGGACGCAATATTTTGTCCGTAACATTAACACGACAACATTCAATATATCTTTAACGCCCTCCGGTTCTTTGATTAACACGTCAAGCGCCGGATCAGGCACACACACCGCTAAATTTCCCGGGCAGTTGCCGTACTTTACGACTACCTCCGGATCATCTGTTGTAAACGTTCTACTTCCCAATCATGGTTATACGTTTGGGTCTACGTTTACGGTAAATATTCCCACGACAGTCGGCGGGGTCACGTTATATGGCGCGTATACACTTTTGGCTACGCCACTGGACGCAAATAACTTTTCGTTCTTAGCGTCTAATACCGCTAACGCTACTGCGTCCGCTTTTGAAAATTCGGATAACGCAAATTATGTTTATTATTATGCTATACAGCCTCCTTATGCGGCATCCGCGTTTGGTGACAATGGTTTTGGTGCTAATGCATTTGGTGGGGTTGCATCGTATGGGTTCGTTGGGACCGGGTATATTTCCGGCACAACATTAACGATTACAGCCGTATCCAGCGGTTTTGTTCTGATAAATTCAATTATCAGTGGTAGCACCGCAAGTGGATCCGCGAGCATCGCAACAGGAACAACCGTATTAAGCCAGTCAAACGGTACGGCGGGTGGCGCTGGAACGTATGCGGTCAGCGTTTCTCAAACTATCGGTTCCGCCGGAACTCCCATTACGATCACAGCATCCGCATCACCGGGCGCGAATTATGCAAGCACGGATTGGTTTTTGGATAGCTGGGGGCAGACGCTTGTCATGTGCCCTCCCGGTGGCCCAATTTTTGGTTGGATCCCCAATTACTATGTGTCAAACGCGTTTTATCTTCAGAACGCACCGACCGTAAATCAGGGAATTTTTGTTGCGATGCCGCAACAACAGATTGTCGCGTGGGGATCTTCCTTTACGAACATATCCGACCCTCTTCTTTTGCGTTGGTCCGACGTATCAAACTACAACATTTGGAACGCGCAATCTATCAATCAAGCGGGTTCTTTCCGCATTCCCACAGGGAGTCGCATTGTTTCCTGTATGCAGGGACCACAACAGGGGTTGATATGGACTGACCTTGATCTATGGGCGATGCAGTATGTCGGTGTGCCGCTTGTTTATGGGTTTAATAAAATTGGTTCAAACTGCGGTTTGATCGCGCCTAAAGCCGCAACTCAATTGAATAACATCTCGTATTGGATGTCACAAAAACAGTTTTTCATGCTGTCGGGCAATGGTGTGCAAGTCATCCCATGCCCCGCTTGGGACGTTATTTTCCAAAACTTAAATACAAACGGGGTGAATAATATTAGAGCCGCCGCAAATACTTCATTCAACGAAGTGTGGTGGTTCTACCCATCTTTGACGCAATATACGTCCGTTACGTCTGGCACAAACTACACGATCCAATCATTGGGTCAGATTAACATTGCTGCCAATTTAACGGCCTCCAGCAGCACGATTAATATAACCGGTTTGTCAACCGGCGCTATCTTTGTGGGGCAGGCGATCACTGGGCAGGGGATCCCCGCAAACACGACCATCACCGCGTTTGGAACAGGGACGGGCGGGACTGGTACTTACACCATTAGCAACAACGCGACGCAAACGTTAACGGGTGCCGCTATATATGGTGTCGCGAATAACTTCGTTGCTTTGGGTGCTTCATCAAATACTGTTGGGACTACATTCCTAGCAACCGCATCTTCACCTACTTTGTATGATACGGGCGCTGTTTTATCCAACGACAATGATTCGTACATAAAATACAACACGGTTGTACAGGCTTGGGATTACGGGACACTTGCTCGTACCGCATGGATTGATCAGTCGGTATTGGGGCAACCTATCGCGTCTGGAACGGATAATTATCTGTATCAACACGAAGTCGGCAATTCCGCAGCGGGTGGTCCAATTAACGCTAATTTTACGACTGGTTATTTTTCTATGGCGGAAGGCGATCAAAAAGTATTTGTTGATCAAATTTGGCCTGATATGAAATGGGGAACGTATACCGGCAATAACAACGCGACGGTATATTTGACGATCAATTCAGTTAACTACCCCGGAGACACGCCCGTATCTTTTGGGCCATATCCCATAACGCAGGGGACGGAGTACCTAACCGTTCGTGTTCGGGGGCGGCTGTTTTCGTTTACGATTGGGTCAACTGATTCTGCTGGAAACGTGCAGACTGGTGAACAATTTTGGAGATTGGGTAAAATTCGGTATAGGCTTGCGCCGGATGGGAAATTCTAATGGCTAGTTTAACCATGTTTCGCATACATGCCATACATTTCATTGGT